TTGTAATATCGTTTGCTAGGCGATATCGTTATCCCACTGCAACATGATATAGGAGATAAACATGAGCAAGCGATTTAGTGTTGTGCAAGCCAAAGAAGTACCTGGTCGGGATAAGCCTGTCTGGTTGCGTCATGGTATTGCGTTTGAGGGCGATAAGGGAATTAGCATTAAGCTTGAGAGCTTACCGCTTCCTAACAAGGATGGTGAGGTTTGGCTCAAGTTGTTTGAGGATGATGGTTCACGTCCCCAGCAATCTGCACCGGCTGCTGCTCCGCTAGACGATACAATTCCGTTCTAATGGCCAGAAAAAAAGAGGATAAGATAAAACCTATCCCGCCTGTTGGTCGGTTCGGCGGTGCGCGAGTGTTGCAGCGTCGGATCGGTCGATCGGAGACCTTGGCTCAGAACAAGGAAGCTGTTGCGACTGAATTGATTGCGATGGGTACGGCCCGTATTACTGATATCATAGATCTCCATACTGGTGCTGTTAAGCCTATTGAGGAAATCCCTGATGAGGCTCTGGCTGCAATCAAGAAGGTTACGGTCGGTCAGTACGGCACTACGGTTGAGCTATTCGACAAGGTTAGTGTTCTACGTGTCTTAGCCAAGGCGAGTGGATTGCTGGATGTTGAGAGCAACGTGGACAAGCCTTCGATCATTGGGATCAATATGAAGGGTCCGGATATGTCTACGGGCTATGAGGTTGACGATGAGTAGCATTCCCAGCATGAACCTAGACTTTTCTAAGTCTGCTACGGTCTGGAAGTTTCTGCATGACAAGTCTTTTGTTCGTGGCCTGATGGGTCCAGTTGGATCTGGGAAGTCTTACGGCTGTGCTGCTGAGATAATGCTCAAAGCTGTGCAGCAAAAGCCATCCCCGCGTGACGGTATCCGATATTCTCGGTTTGTTATTGTCCGCAATACCTATCCAGAGCTACGAACAACGACGATCAAGACGTGGCAGGAGTTGTTTCCGGAGGATGTATGGGGGCCAATGCGCTGGCAACCTCCTATTACTCACCACTTAAAGCTGCCAACACGCGATAACGCGCCTGGAATCGACTGCGAAGTTATATTCATGGCTCTTTCTACGCCGCAAGATGTGCGAAAGCTGTTGTCACTTGAGCTTACCGGCGCATGGGTGAACGAAGCTAGGGAGCTTCCGAAGGCTGTGATCGACGGATTAACTCACCGCGTGGGCCGTTACCCTACGAAATCAGACGGTGGTGCGTCATGGTACGGCATTATCATGGACACCAACCCGCCAGATGCGGATCACTGGTGGCATGAGCTTGCTGAGAAGAACCAGATCGGGGGTCGCTTCCCGTGGACGTTTCATAGACAGCCTGGTGGTGTACTGGAGGTGGCGGCAAAGGATCTGCCTGAGAACCCAGAGGCAAATGATTTTATATTTTCCGGTGGCAAGTGGTGGATGGTTAATCCGTCTGCTGAGAACAAGACGCATTTACCAGATGGCTATTACCAACAGATGCTGGGCGGCAAGAACGCCGATTGGATTAGATGTTACGCTGAAGGCAAGTACACGTTTGTACAAGAGGGCAGACCGGTGTGGCCTGAGTATGACGACGAAATGATGTCTACTGATGTGACGTATGACCCGCAATACCCGCTACAGATCGGCGTTGACTTTGGTTTGACCCCTGCCGCTATCTTTGGCCAGAGAACATCCGGTGGTGCCTGGAAGATCCTAGATGAGTTGGTCACGTTTGATATGGGCCTTGAGCGTTTCGGGCAGGAGTTAATAGCCAAGATCGCGGCAAGCTTTAATAAGGCTGAAGTCCAGATCTGGGGAGATCCTGCTGGTAACAAACGCGACGAGATCTATGAGGTTACAGCGTTCGATCACCTACAATCTATTGGGTTTCGGGCGCAACCAACAGATAGCAACGCTTTCAATGTAAGACGTGAAGCTGCTGCCGCGCCTATGAACCGGCTGGTCGGTGGTAAGCCAGGTTTGCTTGTGAGTAAGAAGTGTTTGCGGTTGCGGAAATCTCTGAGCGGTGGCTATTTCTTCAAGCGTATCTCTATGGGCGCTGGGCAGGATCGCTTTAAAGACGCGCCGGTGAAGAATGAACACTCCCACTGTGGGGATGCGTTCGGATATCTGATGCTTGGGGGCGGTGAGCAACGTAGATTGCGGCGTGGAACCTACGGAAATAGCTTTGCCGGTGGCCAGACCTTCAACGCCAGCACAGATTTTGATGTATTCTGATGGCACTTGTTCAACTTCCACAGGTGCGAATGGGTCACGATGAGCATATCGTTCCTCTAACTTACGATCACCTCACCAGGATAAAGCTTAAAAAAGAAAACAGCGACTTCGTAGACGTGATTCCAAACTATATTGATTATGTCTGGGACCATGCGGCAGTTGGAACAAGCTGGGCCGGTATCGGTAGAGGCAAGGTCATAGCAGCTTTTGGCATTAGACCGTTCTGGGATGGCGTATCAGAGATGTGGTTGATCCCTGGACAAGAGATAGACCGCCACGCGATATCGGTTATAAGGGCTGCGCGTCAGTTAAGCGATGCTGCAATCGGGGATTATAGCATAAAAAGGTTACAGATGTGCGTAAACGTCAATAACGATACCGCATTTAGGTTTGCCAAAGCACTGCGTTTTGAGGTAGAAAGTGTTATGAGAAAGTATGGTCCGGATGGGGCCGACTACTACATGATGGTGAGGTTTTGATATGTCAGGTATTTTTGGTGGTGGATCGGCTCCAGCCAAGACGGTAGCTCAAGTCGAGTCTACCAATGCTGCCTCTGCGGCAACGGCTCGTTCTGAGGAACGTGCTGAGTCTTCGGAGAGGGCAGAGATGAAGGGCGCACAGAAGCGCCGCCGTTTGCGCCGTACCGGGGGCTTGCGCTTGCTGTTCTCCCCTGCTCGTTTGGAGGGGGCAGCTCAGGCGACTACTAATAAGCTTGGGGGNGGCNAGTAATGCCTCAAGAATGGAGTAAGGGGAAAACGCCGGTCCAACAGAGTGAAGTCTGATATCGCATCTGTTGGAAAGGCCATTAAGATAACTCTTGGTGGCGGCACTTATCTTCCTGGACCTGGCGCTCCTGCAAGAACCGCAAGGTCAAGACAGGCTGCTGCCGATTACGCAAAGTTTGATCGCCAGACCAGAGATAGGAACACCAGGGGTGCTGTTGCACCTCGCGGTCCAACCGTTGCAGAGCAAGTGGCTGCACGTAAGGCTGCAAAGCTTGCTGCTCGTAAAAAGAAAGGTCAGGCCCAGCGCAAAAAGTATGAAGCTGCTGGGACTATGGCCAAGAAGATGAAACTTTTATTTACTTAGGAAGGCGCAACATGACTCAAATTAAATCTGATACCCGCATTCACAACCGTCCCAAGCCAGTAACGGTAAAAGAGGCTGCACCAGTTAAGGCTGTTGCACCTAAGAAAACACCGAAGCCTAAAGCCAAGAAGTAATATCATGGTTAAGAAAGCGTTTCAAAACCCTGCGGGTGGCCTCAATGAAGCTGGCCGCAAGCACTTTGAAAAGAAAGACGGAGGCAATCTAAAGTCTCCTGTAAAGACGGGGACCAATCCTCGGCGTGTTAGCTTTGCTGCTAGGTTCGCTGGAATGAAAGGTCCGATGAAGGATAATAAGGGTGAACCAACCCGCAAGGCATTAGCCTTGAAAGCATGGGGTTTTGGATCTGTTGATGCGGCGCGTAACTTCGCCAATCGTCACAAAAAAGGATAAGTAAATGGCTCGGCTAGACGTAAGAGATATCATGGAGCGTGAGGCCAAGGCCCAATCCCGCAAGGATCAGTGGCGCTCTATCTATGAGGATTGCTATGAGTTCGCTCTACCACAGCGTAACATGTATGATGGCAACTATGATGGCGGCACTGCTGGTCAACGCAAGATGGGTCGCGTGTTTGATTCCACAGCTATCTCTGCAACGCAGCGTTTTGCCAACCGTATCCAAGCTGGCTTGTTCCCACCACAAAAGCAGTGGTGTCGTTTGGAAACTGGTAGCGGTATTCCGGAAGCCAATACTGCACAGGCTCAAGCTGCGTTAGACGCATACACTACACGTATGTTTGAGGTTATGCGCCAGACTAACTTCGACCTGGCAATGGGTGAGTTCTTGCTGGACCTATGTGTTGGTACGGCTGTTATGATGGTTACGCCAGGTGATGAAGCTACTCCTATTCGCTTTACGCCGATCCCTCAGTACCTTGTGTCGATCGAAGAAGGCTCGTTCGGTAACGTCGATAATGTGTATCGCAAGATCCGCATGAAGGCCGAAGCAATACCACAAGAGTATCCAGACGCTACAATCACGCCAGAATTAGCAGAGGCGATATCACGTTCACCATCTAAAGAGATAGATCTGATGGACGCGGTGATCTACGACTACGAACGTGCAATCTATTGTTACCACGTTATCTGGCCTGGCAAGAAACAAGAGCTTGTTTACCGCAACATGAAGTCCTCGCCATTTATCGTGGCGCGTTACATGAAGGTTGCCGGTGAGATCTACGGTCGTGGCCCACTGGTTACTGCGATCGCTGATATCAAGACGCTGAACAAGACTGTCGAGCTAGTGTTGAAGAACGCTTCACTGTCTATCTCTGGCGTCTACACTGCTGCTGATGACGGGGTTCTGAACCCTCAGAACGTCAAGATCCAGCCAGGTGCAATCATTGGTGTTGCTCGTAACGGTGGCGCACAAGGTCCATCCTTGGCACCATTGCCCCGTGCCGGTGACTTCAACACAAGCCAGATCGTAATGAATGATCTGCGTATGAGCATCAAGAAGATCCTGATGGATGATACGCTGCCGCCTGACAACATGTCTGCTCGTTCTGCTACTGAGATTGCGGAAAGGTCACGCGAATTGGCGTCTAATCTTGGTTCTGCGTTCGGTCGATTGATTGACGAAACGATGGTTCCTTTGGTTTCTCGCGTTCTCTACGTGATGGATCAGGCTGGCTACATCGACCTACCGCTCAAGGTAAACGGAGTTGAGGTTAAGGTCACACCGGTCGCGCCTCTCGCACAAGCACAAAAGCTTCAAGAGGTTAATGACATTGTGCAGTTCATGCAGATCGCTAACTCTCTAGGTCCACAAGGCCAGATGGCTCTGTCGATCCCAAGGATTACCGCTTTTATTGCGCAAAAAATGAACATCAAACAAGAATTGCTCACCACACCGGAAGAGCAAGAAATGATGATGCAACAGATGCAGGAACAAGCAATGGCCGAAGAAGGGCCACCTGCTGCTAACGATGGTGGAGCAACAATGGAGGCGATGCAATGAGTTCACCCGATGGGTGGGAAGGTTTAACCCAAGCGACAAGCGAAGCCCCAAAGGCTGCTGATATAGATATCCTGTATGGGAAGGTCTTTAAAAGCACTGAGGGGCAACGTGTGCTGAGTCACTTGCGAAGTATTACGATTGAGCAACCGACTTGGATTCCAGGTGAAGATGCGAGTTTCGGTTATGTCAGAACAGGCATGGCTGAAATGGTTCGCATGATTGAAAAAAGAATAGGAAGGTCAAACAATGGCTGAAGCAATGGCAGAAGAAGTAGCGGCTGATGGCCCAATGATTAACGTGCTAGAACCAGAGGCTCCTCAAGAGGACGCACCTGTTGCAGTTCACGAACAGCCTCCAGGTGAAGAGAAGGCTGCAAGCGATGATGGACCGTTAGAGCGTCCAGAGTATTACCCTGAGAAGTTTTGGGATGAGGACGGACCTGATGTTGAAAAGCTTGCAAAAAGCTATGCGGAGCTTGAAAAGAAGTTTAAGTCCGGCAAACATAAAGCACCGGAAGAGTATGATGTATCTGCACTTGCGGATCAGGGTTTGGACTCTGAAGATCCGACTGTCGCCGTATATCAGGATTGGGCTAAAGAGAATGGGATTAGCCAGGGTGCTTTCGAGGATCTGGCGGGTCGTGTCTTAGCTCTATCTAAGGATGAGCAAGAAAGCGTACAGTACGATCAACGTGCGGAGATGGAAAAGCTTGGGGCAAATGCCTCTGAGAAGATCCAGATGACAGAGCGGGTGCTTATGAAGGCTCCTCTAAATCCCTCTGAGCGTGAAGCTATAGCGTATTCTCTGAATAATGCCGATGCTATCAACGCATTTTTGAAGTATCACCAGGCGATTACGAATGAGAACATCCCTATCAAGCCTACAGTTCAGCAGTCCAGCATGACAAAGCAAGATCTTAACACTGCTATCTCTGATCCACGCTGGCAAAGCGATGCTGCATGGCGCACCCAGATGGAACAGAAATGGTTTCAGTCACAGCAAAACTCTTAAAGTCTTGCAATAAGTATCGCTTGCGTGTATTTTGCCCTTAACGGCTAACCGCGCTCGGCCCGTTAGATGTAGTAATCTACTGGTTGGCGCGGCCATAACGCGCAAGCGACCGCCCGAAACCTCGGATAACGGAAGCGTTTAATAGAAACGCAAAATGAGGTTTTGCTAATGGCGATTAACGTATCAACAGCTTTTGTTGATCTCTTCGATTCTGAGGTCAAGCAAGCGTATCAAGCCGAATCTGTGCTTCGCGGCACAATGCGGACTCGTACTGGCGTAGCCGGTAACACAGTTAAGTTCCCAACAATCGGTAAGGGCGTAGCAACTTTGCGCGTACCACAAACCGATGTTACACCGCTTAACGTAACATATGGCCAAGTAACTGCGACAATGGAAGATTACATTGCTGCGGAATACTCAGACATTTTCCAACAGTCACACATCAACTTCGATGAGCGTTCTGAATTGGTTCAAGTTGTATCTAAGTCTATTGCTCGTCGCATGGACCAGATTATGATTGATGCTCTGAATGCTGCTACCGGCACAACAGCCGTTGCAACAGGCATTGGTGGTTCAACCACAAACATGAACATCGAAAAGCTTCGCGCTACTGCGAAGGCAATGAACGAGAAGAACGTACCTTCTGAAGGTCGTAACTTGCTTATGCACGCTTCTCAGCTAGATTCTTTGCTCGGTGAAACTGAAATCACAAGCCAAGACTTTGCTTCTGTAAAGGCTCTTGTCCAAGGTGAAATCAACACATTCATGGGCTTCAACATCTTGACAGTTGGCGATCGTGATGAGGGTGGTCTTCCTAAGCCTTCAACTCGTACTTGCTTCGCCTGGCACAAAGACGCAATGGGCTATGCTGAGTCAATGGCTCAGAAAACCGAAGTTAACTATGTCCCAGAAAAGACATCGTTCTTGGTTAGCTCAATGTTCTCTGCTGGTTCTGTTTCAATCGACGGTGCTGGCATCGTTAAAATTTCTTGTACTGAATAAGGAGATCTGAAACATGGCATTCGCAACAGCAAACTGGTCAACCGTTGGCGCTTCTAAAAGCGGCAATGCTCCTGCAATCTATAGCTACAAGTCCTCTGGTGACAACAAAGCTACTATTGCCGGTTCCGGTTACTTCAACACAGTTGAAGCTCTTATCACTACTGGTGATTGGATCTACACATACGGTAGCGATGGCGGTCAAACGCTCGTAGCAACCAACAGTTCTGGCGTTATTACAGCGGCAGTAATCTAAAGAAAGGGAGGGCTGGTTCGCACTGGCCCTCTCCACCTCTTACGGAGAACCGTTATGGCTGCTGGCGACACTTCACTTTCAATATGTTCTGATGCTTTAATCCTGCTGGGCGCTTCGCCCATTTCTTCGTTTACGGAGGGGTCTGATTCGGCCCAGGCTTGTGATCGTCTTTATCCAGATCTCAGAGATTCAATTCTCTCAGTCTACCAATGGAGTTGGAGCGTTAAGAAGGTTCAGCTTAACCGACTATCTACGGCCCCGATTGATGAGTGGAAGTATGCCTATCAGCTACCTGGCGATCTACTCTCCGGTGTTCTGGCTGTATTCAGAAGTGCTGGTCTATCCGAAAACCCCACTCGTTATGGCTGGGAGATCTACGGGGATCAGCTTTATACTAATTTTGAAAAGATCTTCATCGACTATCAAGGCACAGTTGATGAGAGCAAAATGCCTAATTACTTTGTAAGACTGTTGCGCTCTGCGTTGGCAGCGGAGTTGGCGTTTACAATCACAGACCAAATCAGCAAGTCAGACTATTTCCGCGCTTTGGCTTACGGATCTCCAGGCGAGTCAAATCGTGGTGGATTGATGCGTGAGGCGATGAACATAGATGGTCGTGGCAAGCCACCGGAGATTATTGAGGACTACGCCCTTATTGATGTGAGATACTAAAATGCGGATTATGCAGTTCCAGACCAACTTCTCGGTTGGTGAGCTTGATCCTCTCATTCGCGCTCGTACTGACCTACAGCAATATAAGAATGGTCTTGAGGAAGCTACTAACGTCATTATCCAGCCACAAGGCGGGTTTCGTCGCCGTGATGGGTCTAAGTTTATCCATGACTTCGGCTCTAGCTTTACAGACTTTAAGGTTATCCCGTTTGAGTTCAGCGTGGATGATAGCTATTTTCTCGTGCTTGTTACTCAGCGCATCTATATCTTTAAGGCTGGCGTTCTACAGACCAACATAAACGGAAGCGGCAACGATTATCTGGCTGCTACAGATATCACGACTGCTATGCTGGATGAGATTAATTATACTCAGGCTGTTGATACGCTCATTCTCTGCCATCAAGATCTCCAGACCAAGCGCCTGGTGCGCAATGCAGATACAAACTGGACGTTGGAAAACCTGCCTATAACCAACCTTCCCCAGTATCCTTACGCCTTTGATACGCACCAGCCAGACTTCACGGTTACGCCCAGCGCCACTTCGGGCAATATTACGATCACTGCTTCTGCTGCAACAACCGAAACAGGTACGGGACAGGCTGGATCTACAAACACAATTACAGTTAAAGCCTCTAGTTCCTATGCTGATGACCAGCCTAACGGGATGTTCATTACTTTAACTTCCGGTACTGGATCAGGTCAGACGCGCCATGTTGAAGACTTCGTTGCTTCTACAAAGGTTCTGACTGTCTATCCCGCTTGGACCACAGCGCCAGATGCAACCACAGGGTATAAGGTCGAGCCTTTTGCTCCTTCTGCTGTTAATGAGTATCTGCAAGTAACCAGCACATTTGGTCGCGCTAGATATGTTGAGTATGTATCTTCGACAGTTATGAAGGCTGTAGTGGAAGTTCCGTTCTTTGACGATGGGGCGATTCTTGCCGGTGAATGGGAAAGCGAACATGGCTATGAGGACGTGTGGTCTAATACTCGCGGCTGGCCACGCTCTGCTGCATTCCATGAGGGCCGGTTGTACTTTGGTGGATCTAAGTCCAGACCCAACACAATCTGGGGTTCTGGCGTAATCAACTACTTCGATTTCAACCCAGGCACTGGCCTTGCTGATGAGAGTGTTGAGGCCACTATTAACACCAACCAGCTTAACACTATCGTTAATCTATTCTCAGGCAATGACTTCCGGATCTTCACGACCGGCGGTGAGTTCGTAATTTTGCAAACCTCTGGTGATCCGATTACGCCATCAACATTCTTTGTTCGGCCTCAGACAAGGTTGGGATCAAAGGCTGGTATCCCGATCGAAGAGCTAAACGGCGCGTCAATCTTTATTCAGCGTCAAGGTAAATCAATCAACGTGTTCCAGTTTGGCGACACCACGGCGTCTTACCAGGTTCAGAACATATCCGCTCTTAGCTCTCACTTGCTCAAGAACCCTGTTGATATGGCTGCGCGTAGGGCTGCGTCTACAGATGAGTCCGATCGCTTGTTCGTGGTCAACGGTGACGATGGCACAATGGCGGTTTACTCCATCCTAGTCGGGCAAAATGTTATTGCGCCCAGCCGGTTCGTAACTGATGGCGAGTACATAGCTGTCGGCGTAGAGGTTGCAGACGTTTATGCAATCGTTAAGCGCACGATAAATGGCACTGCCAACTACATGCTAGAGAAGTTTGATCCTAATTTGACTCTGGATAGCGTTAAGAGCGGAGGAGCGGCCTCCTCAGTGAACATGAACCAGCTTCAAGGGGAAACGGTACAGATCATTAGAGACGGCATTCTGGAGCCAGCGCAGACGGTTCCCGCTTCACCATACACAATCACCTTTGCATCCCCTGCTACGTCAAGTTATCAGGTCGGATTGAATTACACGGTTACTGCTAGGACAATGCCAGCGGAGCCAGTGCTGTCGTCTGGATCTGTGCAGGGATTTAAGAAGCGGATTATCCAGGTTGATGCGATTGTAAACAGCACCAAGGATATGACCATTAACGGCAAGCAGGTTTCATTCAGAAACTTTGGCGAGAATGTTCTTGATTCACCGGTTGAACCGTTCACTGGCATTAAAACAATGCACGGATTGCTGGGTTATAGCGGGACGGGGCAGATTACGATCAGCCAGAATGTTCCATTGGAAATGATTGTTCTAGGTCTTGAGTACCGTTTGAGCGTGGGGAGTTAAGATATGGAAGTAATGGCAGTAGTTGGTGCAGTAACCTCGGTCGCTGGTGCGGCAAGTCAGGTTAAAGCGGGAAAAGCGCAACAGGCTGGTTATGAGCAACAAGCACAACAGGCAGATCTAAGGGGTCGGGCAGAGGCTATTGCTTACAAGCAGCAGGGTGCAGATGCTCTTGCAAACCTAAATCAAACGCTTGCAGCAATTATAGCAAGGGCCGGTGCCGGTGGTGTTGATCCTACATCTGGATCTGCCCAGACGGTCGCAATGTATGCGATGTCACAAGGCGTAACGGAAGCTCAGATTTCGGAAGATAACGCGGCTCTTGCTGTCGGGCAAGCTACTCAGCAAGCTGGCATTTACAGATCCGCAGGGCGAACCGCTCGATTAAGTGCCAATGTTAGTGCCGCTGCCACTCTTGGCTCTGCTGCTTACTCTGTCGGACAATTAAGGTAAGGTTAGAATATGGCACAGCTTCCACGATATCAAAGACTTGGTGTAAAAACCCGTCAACCGCAAAACCTTGATTTTGCAGATACGCGAGAACAGGCAT